ACTCAAAAGGTATTAGCGGACAAGATCCCGGAAGGGCTTAGCTGGCTAACAGCGCTTGCTAGAGAAGCAGAGAGCGAGTCTGTGCGTCTCGGAGCTATCAAGGATCTACTTGATCGGGCTGGCCTTAAACCCGTTGAACGAATCGAAACGACAACAGTTGAACAGATGTCAGAAGAGGATATTAAAAAAGAAATAGATGCCCTCACGAGACACTAGTAGGCAATTAGAGCTTCTTAGAGAACTGAGTAGACGTAAGCGCTTTAATAGGATTGATCAGTACGATCCTTATCCCTACCAACAAAGGTTTCACGATACAGGAAAAGACAGTAACCAGCGCCTATTAATGGCCGCTAACCGTATCGGTAAATCATTCTGTGGTGCTGCAGAGATGTCCTATCACCTTACAGGGATATACCCTAAGTGGTGGGGTGGAAGGGTATATACACAACCTATCACAGCATGGGCTGGTGGTGTATCGAACGAGACAACGAGAGACATAGTGCAAGCAGAGTTATTGGGTTCCCCTGATGATCCTGACGCATTTGGTTCCGGTGCCATTCCCAAGAATTATATAATAAAGACGGAAAGAAAACCGGGTGTACCAAACGCTAAAAGTGTTGCATTAGTACGACACGTCAGCGGCGGGAACTCTTCTTTACATTTCAAGGCTTATGAGATGGGAGTAGAGAAGTGGCAAGGTAGGTCAGTAGACGTAGTTTGGCTGGATGAGGAACCCTCCAGAGAGCTGTACTCACAATCGGTCACTAGGACGCTAGATAGGCGCGGTATGGTCTATATGACCTTTACCCCTGAGGCGGGTATGACTGAGACCGTAGCGGCCTTTGTGAACAACATACAGGACGGACAGAGCCTAGTTAACGCTACATGGGACGATGCCTCTGAGAAGATACACTCTTTGAATGGCGAGAATGGTCATTTATCAGAGTCTGTAATGAAGCAGATCCTGTCAGCGTACTCTCCCCATGAGCGAGAGATGCGTAGATACGGGCGACCGTCTATAGGTTCAGGGCTAATATTCCCTGTTAACGAAGAGAATTTAATGGTTGACCCCATCGTTCTTGAAGATCATTGGCCCAGAATAGCGGCGATAGACTTCGGATGGGATCATCCTACTGCAGTAGTATGGTGTGCGATAGACAGGGAAGAGGACACGTTCTACATCTATGACTGTCACAGGGAGTCTAAAGCATCTCCAGCAGTACACGCTAAGATCATAAGTCGGCGACCGCATTTTATCCCGGTGGCTTATCCGCATGACGGGAACCGAAGAGATAGTATGGGCAATCCCGGCTTGGCAGAGCAGTATAGAGCTTTGGGCTGTAACTTTCTTCTTGCTCACTTTTCCAACCCTCCAGCACTTGGGTTAGATAAAGGGTCCAATTCTGTAGAGGAAGGTTTGATGGCTATGCTTCAATCAATGGAAGCGGGTAAATTTAAAGTATTCTCTACACTAAGTGATTGGTTTGAAGAATTTAGAATGTATCATAGAAAATCAGGCAAGGTCGTACCGTTCAGGGATGACCTTATGAGCGCTACAAGATACGCTTTTCAATCTCAACGGTTCGCGGTATCAGACAAAGATCCTACGTGGACACAGGATATAACATACAAGAATTATGGCATCATCTAAAATAACAGATTCAGAATTACTAGCTAGAATTGGAAGCGAGATTGCAGATGCTTTAGGATATAGTGATACTATTTCCCTACAAAGGGAAGAGGCTATGCGGTATTACTATGCTGAGAAATTCGGTAATGAAGTAGAAGGTCGTAGTCAGTATGTTGATTCCTCGGTAATGGACACCATTGAGTGGATCAAACCTTCTCTCATGCGTGTGTTTGCATCTGGTGATGAGATGGTGAGCTTTAGTCCTGTTGGCCCAGAGGATGTAGAGGCGGCGAAACAGGCTACAGACTATGTGAACTATATCTTTACTAAAGACAATCCCGGCTGGGAGATACTTTATACTTGGTTTACGGACGCGCTGCTTCAGAAGAATGGTATAGTCAAATGCTGGTGGAACGAGTACGAGGACTATAATCGAGAAGAATATAATAACTTAGATGAACAAGAGTTCAATGCTCTTCTTATGAGTCCGGGTGTAGAAGTACTTGAGCACACTCCAGAAGAAGGCTATCATGATGTAGTCATTACTCGTAAGGCTACTATAGGTAAAGTAAAGATTGAGAATGTAGTGCCTGATGAATTCTTAATCTCTAGAGAATCCAAGACGATTGAAGAAGCTAGGTTTGTTTGCCATAGAATAAAGAAGACTTTATCTGAGTTGCGTGAGATGTATCCAGATACAGAGTTTGATCCTATGGAGCTATCTAGCGGTCAGTATGACTTTGATTCGTCAACATGGGGTGGAACAAACGCACGCTATTCCTTTGATAACTCTGCCGACACTGCATTCGGTGGCGACTCTATTGCTCTAGGTAATGAAGAAGCGCTACAAGAATATTGGCTGCATGAAAGCTATATGCGTACTGATTTCGACGGTGATGGTATCGCAGAACTGCGAAAGGTTTGTTCGGTAGGGGATTTTATTATAGAGAATGAACCTATTGATCGCATTCCCTTTGTAAGTATTACACCAATAAAGATTCCGCATAAGTTCTTTGGTTTGTCTATTGCTGATTTGATTATGGATATTCAATTAATTAAGTCTACCTTGATGCGTAACCTCATGGACAATATGTATAACCAGAACTTTGGTAGGTATGCAGTCATCGAAGGGCAAGCTAACCTTGATGACTTACTTACGCAACGTCCAGGTGGAGTTGTTCGCGTAAAGAGTCCTAATGCGGTAACACCCTTGGCTACTCCTCAACTAGAGCAGTCATCCTTTGCGATGCTTGAGTACCTTGATAAACTCCGCGAGTCCAGAAGTGGTGTAAACAAATACTCGCAGGGATTGAATGATAATGCTTTAACGTCTCATACGACAGCTACAGCGGTTTCTGCAACAATGACTGCAGCGCAATCAAGAGTTGAGTTGATAGCTAGATGTTTTGCTGAGACAGGCGTTAAAGAGCTAATGAGAAACATCTATGAGTTAGTTCTGAAGAACCAAGACCACGAGCGGGTTATCATGTTGAGAAATCAATGGATTCCTGTACGTCCTGATATGTGGAAGGATAAGTATGACTGTACAGTATCTGTTGGTATTGGTAGTGGCAATAAAGATCAACAGCTTATGCACCTAACTACGATGTTGAGCTTTGCCGGTGATGCTATGCGTGGTGGATTGAAGATCGTTAACGAAAAGAATATGTACAACATGGGTGCAGCTCTTATAAAGAACATGGGCTTCCAGAATGTTGATGACTTCTTAACTGATCCAGATAGTGTTCCTCCGCAGCCTAACCCACAGGAAGCGTTAGAGCAGCAGGAGATGCAGCTTAAGCAAAAAGAACTTGAAATAAAAGCGGCTGACGTTCAGATAAAGCAAATGAGATTGCAGAAGGACGCAGCAGCAGATGACATTGATGCAAGATTGAAGATGGCAGAACTAGCGCTTGAAGCAGAACAGAAAAGACCTGTTGCTATAGGGTAGTCATGCCATTTAAAAGTAAGAAGCAAAAAACATATATGGCCATCAATCTTCCTAAGATACATAAGAAATGGTCAAAGAAGTATGGAAAGAAAATTAAATCTAAAGGAAAATCAAAAAAAGCTTAATGTCAAAAATTGAAGAAGAGCGTGCTAATAGACTTCTTAATGATCCAATATTTAAAGAAACATTAGACACACTAGAACAAGAACTAAAAACAACTTGGTACCATTCTGGTATTAGGGAAACTGAAGCTAGAGAACATTGCTGGCTCTCTCTGAGACTCCTTGAAAGGATTCGCACACATATCACCTCGATTGTAGAGACAGGTGAGATTGCGCGAAAACTCAAGGAATATCATATATAGGAGATTTGAAGATGGCGGACACGCGAACTGCCCCGCAAGCAGAAGTAACCTCAACCGCTTTAGCGGGTAGTGTAGAGGAAGCAGGAGAAGCATTTCTAAAGATGATCAATCCTCCACCGGAGGACACTGAAGAATCCGAAGAAACGCAAGCATCAGAGGAAGTATCCGAAGATGAACCGGAACCTTCTGAAAGCAGAGTCATTGATGGATCTGAAGAAGAGACTGAAGACGATGCTGAAGAAGAAAATGATTCTGAAGAATCGCTTGAAGAAGAAGAAGCTGAAGATGAGTCGGAAACCGAAACTGTCTATACTGTCAAAGTTGATGGTAAGGATGTTGAGGTCACTGAAGACGAACTCTTAAAGGGTTACTCTCGACAAGCAGATTATACAAAGAAAACTCAAGAGTTAGCTGAATATCGTAGACAGATGGATGGCGCGATGCAACAAGCGCAGCAGGAAATCCAACAGACTCAGCAAGCTAGAGCGCAGTATGTAGATGCCGTTGAAGCGGCTATCTCTTCAAACTATGCACATCTGCAGCAATTCCAGAATGTTGATTGGGAACGCTTAAAGACTGAA